TTCCTCTGGGTCCTCTGGTAAGCATATTGTTGTCTACCCGGTTCCAGGCAGAATCCAGCCGGTCCGGGTTGATAGCTTCTTCGATACCGGACAGCAGATCGTCCGCGATAAGCACACCGTCCTGTGAAACGTCGCAGGAACCGTTCAATGTACCGTACAAGGATCTGCAGGTTAAAGTATGGTATTTCTTTTCTCTGTCTATATCCAGCGTTTCATCCTTCGCATTTGTAGAAACGAGCTTGGATTCCGGAAAAATATCGTTCCATTTGTAAGTGTGAGGGTCCTGAAGCACTTCCAAGATACCGTTGTAAAACGCGGCCGTTATCATATCCGAGTAAGAAACATACAGATTGGAAGGTTCTCCCTTTGTCCGTCCGAACTGCCATGTACAGAAGAATGTTGTAAGGCCGGTCTTTCCGCATCGTGGCGGCATGGAGATAAACAGCTCGTCCAATTTGCCGTCGGCAATCCCCTGCAGCGCTCTGACCGTTTTTAACAGCACTTTACGGCGCGGAAGATAAAACTTGGAAGCATAATCGCGGTCGTACTCTAATGCCTGCATATAGTGGTCGAAATTCTCTCTGGCAGAGAATAACAGCGTCCGGTATATCAATCTCCGGAAGTTTTCTGCTGTCTGGTAATCCTTTTTGTTGACACACTGCTGCATAGCGTAGCTTTGCATATTCAACACCTGACTGGCCTTTGTATACGCTGTTTTGTCGGCCGGGTTTTCCTTCGCCCAATTAACAATACAATCGGACATATCGGACATGACAGAAAGCTCGTATCCGCTCTTCTTTGCCGCAACAACAATATTTCCGTATATCTTCTCGTAATCCATACCGCTTTCTCCCTTCCTACAAAAAACAAAAGGACCGAATAGAGATATAAACCTCTTCTTCGGCCCTTTGGCCCTGAACCGGTCTTTACCGGCTCTTTATCCCGCACAGTGCTCTGACTGCTTCCTGCATCTGAGCCGGCATTTCTCTGTACCGGCTGATAATATCCTTCTCTTCCTCTGTAAGTGCTGTTTCCTCTGCACCGACAAGATAGCCGACGGTTGTTTGCAATGCTTCCGCATATTTTGGAAGCATTCTGCAGGGAATATCGTTGATTCCCTTTTCCGTCTTATTTGTGGTGGACCTGTGTGTATAGCCAACCATCTTCCCTAGCTCTTCCTGCGTAATGCCAAGCTCTATACGTCTGGCTCGTATCCGTTCGTATATTTCCATCTTACGCACCTCTATACTTGTACCAGACGCTTCTTGAAATCCCTAGTTCCTGGTACCCTATGCCCTGCTTGATCTTCTGGACGATCTCTTCCGATACCGGCTTCCTGCCTTCTCTGTATGCTTCGCCCTTCCTCGCCTTTGCAATCGTTTTGCCTTCCGTTGTTCTCTGCACGATCATATCCCGCTCAAATTCCGAGAACGCAAGGAACATGGCCCTTGCTAACTTCCCCGTCGGAGAAGCATCGAATACCCCTAAGCTCCCCATATTGAGAATCTTGAGCGTGCAACCCTTCTCTGCGATCTGATCCGCAATCTCCAGTCCGTTCTTAACCGATCTTGCAAATCTATCCAGCTTGGTAACAACAAGTGTGTCCCCTTCCTTCATCCTTGCAATAACCTTGTCCAGCTCTGGCCGGCTCTTCTTTGTCCCCGTATACGCTTCTTTGAAAATCTCCTGCGCTCCGTTCTCCCGTAACAGGTTCTCCTGATACTCCAGGCTGTTTCCGTCTTTCGCCTGCCCTGTTGTTGAAACCCTTGCATACCCGTAAATCATTGTTGTGTCTTCCTTCCTTTCCGTCATGACAGTTAAGACAGTCTCTCTGTCTCTCCTGTTTCCCAATCCGTTACTTCTACACCTGCACCTAATATCTCCAGAACCCTTATCGCTGTCTCTACTTTGATAACGTCCTGCCGCAGCATCTTCGATATACGCTGTCTGCTTACGTCCATTTCCTTCGCAAGCCTGCTCTGCGTATATCCTCTCTCTTTCATAAGCCGTTTTATTACTGTGCAGATGTTCATACCTACAGTATAGCGGGTTATTTGTGGGTGTCAATATATTTGTTGACAGACTTTTAGAGCGGTGTGGATGGAAGGCTAACCCCCACAAAAAAAGGGCAGGCCCTATTACCCCACCAGCCTATAGGGTATAGACTGACCGGAACCCAAAAAACCAGAAAAACACTAAAAACCGCATAGATAAAGGCTTTTTGCGTCCATTATCTTAACAGTTTATAGAATGTTCAAAAAATCGGTACTTTTTACCCTATTTCAGCAAATCAGACAGCAGTTTTTTCCTGATCTGGTACCAGCTGCAGCAGATCAAACGGCCGTCTTTGCTTCCTGGTTTCCTTCCTGATCTTGTTTCCGTCTGGTCTTATTGTTTTACTCATTTCAGACAAAATTATAAGACCAGGGAATAAAAACATATGAACAGTTGCTCATATGTTCAAATTTGCCCCATTATTTTCTAACAACACTTGCTAAAACTACAATTAGACTTACTACTTTATATCTCTATTATCCCTTTAGTTTATGGCTATAGTTATTGAGTTAAATAATACTATAGCTTTTTATCAATACTAAAGAATAGATAAACAATAATAAAGGGATATAAAGATATTAAGCTATAAAGTATAGACTTTTACTGTCTTATAATACGTAAGTATAAACGAACGTATTAAAATACAATAAATGGATAAAGAATAAAATATATATAAAGGCAGGCAGAAGAGAAAAACCTGCAGAAGAAAAGAAAAGGCCCTGCAGCAAATCATCGGCAGAAGATCAGAAACAAATAAAAACCAGATCAGCCCTGCAGATCAGCGCGGCCTGTTTCCCTTGTCTGTCTTCCTGGCATGATCTGTTTTCACGTTTTACCGGTTCCCGCTTTGCTTCCCTGCTTCCCTTCATTACACTATGGAATAAAATTTTTTATTTTTTTGTTAAAAATAACTTGCATTCCTGCTTTCATTCGGTTATATTGTTATTGCAAGTTAGAAATAACTTGCATGGATTGAATAGAAAAGGAAGGTAAAAACATTATGACAACAACAAACGGCATTACTCTCTCTGCATTCGTCACGAATCTTGGCAAGTACAACGAAGGCTTTTTGATCGGTGAATGGGTAGATTTTCCCGTCTCTGATGAAGAGCTGGAAGCAGTGTTTTCCCGCATCGGTATTTCTTCAGAACCGGACGAAAACGGCCTGATTTATGAAGAGTATTTCATTACTGATTATGAGTGCGATCTTGATCTTGGTTTTGGCGAATATACCAGCATTGACACGCTGAATGAAGCAGCAGAAGCCCTGGAAGGCTTAAGCGATTATGATTGTAACCTTGTAAAAGCGATCATTGAAGCCGGCTTTTATTCGGACGTGCTGGAAGCAGTAGAAAACAAGGATTCATACACATTGTATGAAGGCATGGACCTGATAGACGTGGCCTATGAATTGATTGATAGTTGCTATCCTGAAATATCTAACAGTGATTCGATGCTTTCCCGGTATTTTGACTATGAAGCATTCGCGCGGGATCTTGGCTATGACGGCTACACCGAAACGAGCTTCGGAACACTGGCAGAGTGCTAAACAAAACCGGCAGGCGTTAGAGCCTGCCATAAACTTATAAATCAGTTTATAGGTTTATGGCAGAAGCTAACCAGGCAGAAGCAAACAAAAACGGAAGGATAGAAAAGAACATGAAACAGGAAGTTATTACAGTTTTAGTACCTGAAACAGACGGCCGCGGCCGTTATCGTTTCAGAATACCGGCATTTTTTGAGACGTGCAAAGCAGATTATTCCAGAATGTTAAAGGCATTAAAAGCAGATACAGACAATGCTGCCGATAATGCCCGCGTACTGCTGGAAGCCGTACAGGAAGCAGGCCCGGCCTATATTTCAACATGGGACGCGGCCGGCCGTATTAAGGACCTGCAGAACATAGCAGAAGGAAAGCAGGCAGAAGACCGGCAGCAGAAGCAGACAAACAAAATGATTGAATTATTTTGTAGTAAGGGAAAAAAGGCAAAATTGCGGCCTATTTTATCCCGGCCGTTTGTGTCTGATGGTATTGTTTACGCTTGCGATGCTTTCAGCGCGGTAAAAATTGAGAATAGATCATGCTATACAGGTGAAGTGCTTCCAGAATTGAACGAATACGGGAAAACACCGGCAGCAGGCAATTTTTTTGAAAACCCGGAAACAGTGAAGCGGGATTATAAACAGATCACGCTGCCGGCCCTGTCTGTTTTGAAAGAATGGGGCAAAGCTGGAAAGATGCCGGCAGAACCGGATAACGCTGCAGCTTTTAAGGCTGATAATGTTTGTATTTTTGCGCCCTATGTTTACCGCATGGCAGCGCTTACGGGTTCAAACACTCTGTATATAAACCCTGAAAAGCCCTTTTCACCGGTTTATATGTTTTCGGAAAACTTCACTGTTTTAGCGCTTCCGTATAGACCAATGGGAAAGCAGGTTGATTATATTAAAAACTTGCCGGCCGTCTGCCTGTTTACATATAACCAGGAAACAGGCCCGGCCTGCCTGGATTGTACGGAAGCGGAAACAATACACGCGGCACCGGTTAAGCAGCCGCGGAAGGCAAAAAAGACAGATAAACCTGCCGACGATGTACAGGAAGAAACAAAACCAGAACCGGCCGCGGTTCCAGCGGGTAAAGAGTTTTCAAATTATGAAACCGGCCGCGCGGCTTCCGATTTTGCGGAAACTGTACAGAAAAAAAACGGAATTGATTTTGACGTATTCATGGAAAGTTACCTGTATACATTGCGGTTATTGAAAAATAGGATCCTGGATGAATACAGCAGAAAATATATGGATTATTTAAAACAATTCCCTATGCTAACAGATGATGAAATACTGCTGCTGCATAGTCTCGTCAAAGAAACCGGAAAGCCAATAATAACAGATAAGCAAAAAAAGGCTTTTATATGTACGTTGCGATATATGCAAGCTAAACAGGAAGCACCTGCAGCAGATCAGGAAGAAAAGCAGGCCGGCCCTGCTGAAACAGATCATACTGCAGCAGGACCGGCAGAAGCTGAAACAATGCCGGCAGCGCTGGAAGCTGAAACCCTGGAAGCAGAGACAAAACCGGCAGCAGGTACACCGGCAGCAGGACCGGAACCCGTCGAAAAACCCGCGGTTATTATTACGGAATACAGGCAGATTCAGGAAGCAGAAACAGGCCATGCCGAAAAAAGGGCAAAAACGGCCGTATACGCGACGAAAGACGGCCGGCCGGTAAAATACCCATACCAGACAGAAAACCCTGCAGGAACGGCCCAAAATAGGCCAAAAACAGAAAACCCTGCAGGACTGCCGGCAGGCATACCCGGAACCGGTATAACCTGCAGGCATGGCATAAAACAGGGTACAATGGCAAGTCCCCTACCGATCAACAGGCAGGAAACCGGACCACCGGAAAAATATGGACACAATAACGGCACAATGGCCGGCCCCGGTTCCTTTCTGCGGCCTTCTGCGCTTTCTGCGCCTTCTGTGACTTTTGGAAAACTAGAATAATGAAAGAGGAAAGAAAAATGAAAACATTAAGAGAAGCATTGAACGGCAAAAGCCGCGACGCCAGAATCATCATAAACGGTGATTATTACATCGACGGGACTGTGAAAGACGTTCCGGAATCAGTGAAGCATTATGCAGTTACTTCTGAAGAGTTTCAGACCTTCTGCACAGAGTACATTGTAGAAGCGCCAAGCTGGGAAGCACAGACAGCCTATGAAGCAGTCCAAGCCCTGTATGATTGGTGCGTTTCTGCCGAATATCCCGGCGATCTCTGGAAAGAACTTCAGGAAAACCCTTCTGCGGTTTCTGCAGACGTTGAAAGCCTGGCGAAACAGTACGGCGTGGACCATGAACGCAGTTCCTTCAATGAAGACGGTTATTATGCGTATCGTGGAGCTGCAGACGCGCTTAAAGAATTGCAGGCATAAACCATGCTGAATCTGAGAAAAGATGAAATTGCCGCGGTTCTGGCAATGTATGACCTGCTGAAAGAAAAAAAGGACCTGTTTGCCGGCCAGGAACGGGAAACAGTGAATGCCTTCTGCAGCGTCGCTGAAACGTTCCGGAAACGGCACGAAGAAGCGAATGCCAGAAGCGCCGAATATATGAAGAGACGCAGGCAAGATCCCGCTACCCGCGAAAAGGCTCTGGAAATAGACAGAAGAGCGCTGAAGAAATACAGAAGCAAAAAGCCAGAATGATCTGGCAATAAAAACGGACTGGAAAGAAGGAAATACAATGAAACGGAAATATACATATACAACACCGCGCCGCACGCTTTTAACAGGCACACAGGGACTTGCAATGCAGCAGGATTCATTCTGGGAATCTAACCGCAGCACCGTCGCGCTTGGTGATGGTGTTCTGCTGGATCTGGCGAAGGCACCGCATGTATTGATTGCCGGCACACCTGGAAGCGGTAAGTCCTGCATGATGAACGCTATCATCTGCAGCCTGCTTGCGAAGAATACCCCGTTTTCTGCCCGTCTTCTGCTGATAGATCCAAAATGTACAGAGTTCTTTTCTTACAAAAATCACCCGCTTTTATGGCGTCCGGTGGTGAATGAAACAGATCAGGCAATAAAAGCCCTGAGCGATGCGGTAGAAGAAATGGAAAAGCGTTTCAGAATCATGGCCCGGCAGGAAATAAGGCTCTGGAAAGGGCCGAAGCTCTATATATTCGTTGATGAACTGGCGGACCTTGTTTTAACCGGCGGCCAGCCTGTTATAAAACTATTAACCCGTCTGGCGCAAAAAGGACGCGCTGCCGGCGTCCATCTGGTACTAGCAACCCAGCAGCCCACCGTTAAGGTTATTCCGTCAATTATCAAAGCGAATTGTCCGACTAGAATTGCGCTGAAGACCAGAACCATATCAGACAGCCGGGTTATCCTAGATCACAAAGGCGCAGAAGCTCTGCATGGCTGCGGTGATGCAATTCTGTCTGACGTAACCGGAAACGAGTACCATTTCCAGGGCGGTTTTGTTTCAGATGAAGAGCTGGAAGCCTTCACACACGATCACGTATATAAGCCTGTTAAGCGTGGCCTGTTTGGATTCCTGTTTGCATAGGGTATACCGGCAGGCCGGCAGGCCAGATCCAGGAAGGCAAAAAGAAAAAGGCAGGACCCACACAAAGCGCGCTTGCGTGAGACTGCCTTCTGCCTTCTGCCTTAATTGTAAACGTGAGTGCCGTCTTTCATGTGCAGGACGTATGCCTTTATAGGCTTCTGCCCTTTAGGAACCTTTCCCAGCAGTTCCAGAACCTTCTGGAAGTCTGCCCGGTTTCCATCTGATAACGGTATTTCAGTTTCCAGGCCCGGTGCCTTCAATTCGTACTTTTTATTGTTCATTCGCGGTTATTCCTGTTTAGTCTGTTTCCCGTTCCAGCACGACTACAATGTTTCTTTCATTGTATGCTTTCCAGATTCTTTCCATCTGCTCTGTTACTTCTGCATCGTGTCTGTATTTGGCAAGCGTGAAGCGCTCGTTTCCGTAAAACGCTATCAATTCAGGACCGTATGCTTTCAGCACGATTCTGTCATACGGCAGGTCTATAGTGCCATCTTGAGAAACAATTCTTAGCTGTCTGTCATGTACCATCTATATTTCCGTTTTTAAGGCCCTTCTGCGGCCTTTTTCCTTTCTGCCGGTAACTACTTCCGAATCAGCTTGTTTGCCTTCCGTAACGGCCTGGAATCCTCAATATACGAGATATTATTCTGTTTCAGGATATCTTGCATATACTGTCCGCGCTTGCACTGCCATTCATACCTGTTCTGTAGTTCCTGAATAACGTGGGCGGCATACTCGTTGCCGGTCTTTTCCAGATGGTAGACTGCGTGATCCGCTCTGAATAACAGATCATTGTCTGTCATGCCGTCCAGCTGTGCGTCCAGCGTTGCTTTTTCTTCTTCTGTCATTGTTTTAGTCCCTTCTGCCTTTCTTTCTGTCGTAATAATCGTCTTTGTAATAAGAGATAAAATCCTTGTAAGCATCGAATGTTTCATTTTCCGGATAAACGTCCAGCTCTTTTGAAATAGCTTCTGCAAACCGTCTCTGGCGTGTTGTAGGCGGGTATACATTCCCTTCACGGTAGCTGTTATGCCGTGCCTGGTCCTCGTAATAATCAAAACGGTCCTTCATACGGTTCCTCTTCTTTCTGTGCCTTCTGCTGGAATCTGCTGCAGGAAATATCACTCAATCGAATGTCCGTTGCTTCAGAAGCCGCCAGCCCTATCAGTTCGCACTTGTAATGCACCGGCTCTTCTGCGACTGTAACAAGATGCTCACATTCTTCGCATCTGTGCGCTTCATCGTAACCGTACATTTTCCGGTATCGGCTCTTTATCGTTTCTGCCTGTTTTCCTGTTTTCGCTTCTTCCACCGGCACAAGATTTCCGAAAATATCTAACTGCAGGTTATCTGTCATTCGCCTTCTGCTCTCTTTCTGCGTCCTCCAGTTCGCATAGGAATGCGGCGTTTGTAAGCAAGTGCCATAAATGTGGCAGCCCGCTTTCATCATCGAACCCTTCTGGTTCTTCTATGTATTTCAGCATGTGCCTGCACATTGCGTCCCTCAGGCGTTCTTTGCCTATGGTTTTCCAACCATCTATACCGGTTTCCGGATATTTGATCTCAACACCGTACTGCCGCACCTTTGCAATGGCCCATATAGCTGCCGTCGGAACCAGCGTCGGCCTTACTTTCCCTGCATCTGCTTTAGCCTTCTGATTGTTCATTCTTCGCCTTCTGTTCTCTGTCCCGCTCTTCGATAACGGACCGGACAATCTCTTCTGCCTTTGCCCTGCTCATGCCGTAATTCATCATCTGAATCACTGCGCGTTCATAAATGCTCATTCCTATCTCCCTTCTTTTCTTCAAAAAACATATGAATTACCGCTCATATGTTTTAGTTTTCTACTGTTTCCTGCCATCTGGTTATGATCTCTTTCCATTTGGCAGAATCGACTTGATCTTCCAGCCAGTCCACCGGTATGAAGTCTGGCTCTTCATTGATAATCAAGTGCCCGTCTGTATATCCCTTTGCCCGTTCGCGTTCAACCATTTTTTCAATCGGTTTATAGGGCAATGTGAATTGTGTACTTCCATACGCGAATGAAATAGTTTCGCCAATATCATCTGAAGTGAAATGAACTATAATGGCTTTCTTTTCCATAAAGTCCATGTTCACGAATCCTTTCATCTTCCGAATCAGTGTCATTCCGCTATACCCTTAATGTCAGCCCAAGCTCCGTTTCTGCCGTGGAAAATTTCAACACCGCATACATACCCGTCTGCCGTATAGGTTCCGTCCTCGTTTTCATCCGGTAAAACATCGCATCGCACTGTTACAAAGACGTCCGCTTCCGGATCCAGCTTGGAAAGTTTCTCAATCAGTTTTCCTGCTTTCATCATTCCCATTGTTATCTATCTCCACTTTCTTCAATCGTCCGCATACTCTGGGTCCTCATTCGCATGGAAGCAATACCCGTCTGCCCTTGCAATCATGTTCCATCCGCAGTACATGCCATCGCCTGAATAGTTTTTGCAATCCTTGCACCGTATCAGCGAACTTTTTTGATGCATTTCATACGTAATGCCTGTCTTGGTGCATTGCGGAGTTAACTCCACGATTATCTCAAACGGTTTTGGTTTCATTTCTTATCTATCCTCACAGCGCATCCACAGAAGTTACTGTAAACTGTGCTATGCGTATTCCAATATTGACATGAGCCATCCCAATCAGACGAGAATCCTTTCTCAAACTCCTTGAAATACTTGCACTCGCAACACCGTATCACAGGAACCGCATCCACGGCAGGCAATTCCCTAATGCCCTTTTCTACATCGACTATCACCCATCTATCGCTGTCTAGCGGTCTTTTGATGTACAAGTCAGTCAGAACCTTTTCAACTGCATCCGCATAAATCAGTCTTTGTTCCATCTTCCTTCTCCTTCGCCCATCTTCTGCACCAATATGTCATGCAAGCCACATAGCCTATATAGTGGTCATCCACTTCGCAGTAGCATTCAACATCCTCACCAGTGCCTGTTCTTATATTGTGCCTACAGTTGCAACAAACCTTGCCGTTTTCTTCACTCATTCTTCACCTCTATACGGTTCTGGTAATGGCATCCATGCTATTACTGTTGGATTTTCTAAAGTGACTGTATCTCCAATGCACCACCAATCACCATTTGAATAGTACCCAACTTCGGTTATACCGTTCGCAAGGGTAACCACCTTTGACCTATCGTCTTCCGGTAATCGTTCACTGCATGGAATCCAATGCGGCTCTGCGTCTATGGTCGGCTGTATCTCTATCGCCTTGCATAGAAGCATACACAGGCTTTTTGTAAACTCTGTTTGCACACTTCTGTCCGTGTCTGCATTTATTCCGCGCAGTAATTCTGATATAAGCGCGTCCGCGTCAATCAATCTCATGCCCGCAGTCCTTTCTTTGCAGGTTTCTTCCCGCGCTTCGCCTTTGAGGAAATGCGTTCCGGAAAGTCTTCCCACGGATCTTCCTCTTCTTCTGGTTCTTTCTTTTTGAATTTCTTTCTGCTGGCTGCAGCCTTCAATGCGTTCTCGATTTCTTCTGCCGTAAAATTGAATCCGAACTCGTCAACAATCCGGTCCATGTTCCAGCCGGCCTGCTGCAGTGCTTTCACTTTAGGAATATCTATGCAGTCTGTGGTTTTAACTTCAAATCCCATGCTTTTCAGAAGCTCTCTGACGTATGGAATAGAACCCATTTCAATTTCTGTAATGATCTCTGACACAGAGTAACCGGCCTTGTACAATTCCCGGACCCTGCGTCTGTCAATTCTGGTGTTCGCTGACATTTCCTTCTGTATCCTCTCCGTTCTGTTCTGTTGGAATGATGCTTGGATAAATATGATTCGCTACCCACAGATTCACGCTCAGATCAACAAACATAATCAGCGCAAACCAGTACCACGGGACCGCATATCCCAAAACCTGCTTTTTGTAATACAAGATTGCAAACATAGCTACACAATATAAATGCATAAGCGTTTCACCTTTTATCCCTTTCCGCATCTTCCACAACCTCTGCCGTCTCAATCGGAATGCTTGGCTTTTTGTGATCGTATTCCACGTCCACAACATTCCCGTATCGCTTCAATAACTGTTCTGGCGTCTTCACTTGGTCTTTATTGGCAGTCACAACCGTTTCCACCTGATCTTTCAAGCCGTAATAGTTCTTGGCTCTAAACACGTAAACATGCGTATTTGCCTTGCCTGACATTGCCAGTTCTGCATCGAGCGCGGCAATAATATGCTTTGCCTTCCGAATCATTTCTGTTGTGGCTTCTGTCATATGCGGCAGAAGCCCCTGTCCGTGTTCCCATAGACCGACCCTGGCAGAATAAGTTCCAAGTGCAAGCGACATTTTTTCAACCGTCGGTATCTCTCCCGTTTCTTCGCATCTGCGGAAGAATGCGGTCAACCTCTCTGCTACATCTACGTCGCTTCGCACAAGTTTTGCACCTTGCCAGTAGAGAATATTGGAAAGCACGTTTTTTGTTGCGTCCCGTTTCTCTTCCAATGCCTGCTGTTTCTTCTCAGCCTTTGCCAGTGCTCTTTCTTCATCTGTTTTTTTACGTCCCATAATCATTAGTCTTCATCGTCTTCGTCATACATAAACATGCCTTGCCGATACCCTAGTGAAGTAGCCGTCTCTATAAAATCTTCTTCGCTGATATAGTCCAGCCGGTTATTCTCAGCTATCAACCTGCACGCACGTTTTGTTGTTATGGCTTTTCTGCACCAATCGTTGAATACCGTCTTGTCCTCTTTGGCCGAATCCCATGAAGACAGGAATTGTATTTTAGCCATCGTTCATTGTTGTCCTTTCTGCCGTTCTCGTTTATCCATCACCACGGCAAGATATTCTCTTCTTCCTCTGCTTCGCTATCCGTTTCTTCTTCGCCGTCTTCGCTGACATGATAATCGGAATACTTAACCCGTTCTCTTCCGGTTATCCCGTCGCGTGCTAGTCTGGCTTCCTTCTCTTCCGCTTTTTCCCAATGCACTAGCCCTGCGTCTGCACATATGTTTATGAAGGTAACAGGGTCTTCTCCTGCATGACTTCTTCCGTCCTGCTTCCACGGAAACGGCGGGTAGGTCCTGTAATACTTGATCTCTTTTATAACTTCCTTCGGATTGTTCGGATCTGGAATCTCTTCTTCATGCGCACAATACGGTAGGTAGGTATAAACAGGATCTAGGTCTGATACAACATACATGCTTTACTGTTTCTCACTTCCTTTTGTTTCGATAAGAGCCGTGTCCGCAGTAGAAATAGCAAGGTTATATTTGCTGGTATCTGCTATCAGTTTCAGATTGCCGGTTTTGATCGCAGTATCTTCCCTTTCTGCACGCATCTTGTTGTAACGCTGAATGAATCCGTAACGGGCCTTTTCCATTGCCCCGCCTTCTTCCTTGAACCGCCTTATATCGCTTTCCTTTACGAGCTTCTGTGCAATATCGTCCAGCTGTTTCAGATTCCGGTAATAATTCTCCGGAACGTTCCGAACTATCCACTCAATTTGCGACCATGCAGAATCCGCGTCATACACTGAGATTGAATCCTTAACGATTGTCATAATCTCTCCCAGAGACGGAGCAAACGCGCTGTCTGTATCTATAAACTTGTCGATTGCAAGCATGACAAGCTCTACAGGCACATTCTGGAAGTGTTTAGCCCATAACTTCGGTGCTAGTGCTGTCTGCGCTGGTTTCCAGTTCTTATAGCTGTTTGGATAAGCGATATACAGGACGTTCATCACAGCCTTTGCCTGTTCTAACGTCATATAGGTATATTCCCTTAGAACGGAAGGTTATCCGGGTCCAGATAACCTGTATTTACCTGCTCAACTTCACCATCAGGAATCGGAACGTTTTTATTTTTGAACTCGTACAGATTGAGAAGTTTGCAGACAAGTTCCCATGTGTATGTCATTTCTCCATGCCGGTTCTGATAGCGGCTTGTCTGTATAGGGCCTTGAGCACCGACAAGAGCACCTCTGGCTGCGTATTTGCAGAAATACACCGCCACACGGTCCCACGCCGCGCATTGAATGTAATCCACGGCCCGCTGTTTATCGGGTACTTCTCCGCGCGTCCTTGCCTTGATCTCTTCCGGTCTTTCTGCACGTTCAACCGCAAGTGTAAATTTGGTATACGGTTTTCCGTTCTGGCTTGTATGCAGTTCCGGGTCCCTTACTAGTCTTCCTAGTACGGTACAGTTATTCAAACCTACTGCCATGTGTTACCTCTCTTTCGTTGTTATTTGTCTCGTTTGTTTCTGTTACCGCTGGCAGATATATCCACATGTATCTGTTTCGCGGATTGTTACTGCTCCCTGCATAATTGCAGACAGTAGCTTTTCGCATATCCGCACGTCTTCTGCTGACTGTATAAGTTCCTTCGGAAGCACTGTATTTCCGTATTCAGCCAGGTTCCGAA